TATGTCACGAAATGGTGCATGTAAAGCAATATCTAAGGAAGGAATTATCTGAAGATGGCAAGAAATGGCTAGGTAAACAGATTCCTAATTCAAAAAATCCCTTAGATGATCCACATGAAGAGGAAGCATATAGATTGGAAGAAGTTTTATTCCAGAAATGTGTTGACCTTAAACTCGTATAATTGTATAATACAGACTATCTTAAATTTAGGAGAATATAATGGCAGATAAGAAAAGTGAATTTGAGAATATAGATAAGCATGTTTTTGCTATTGCAGGCTTACTAGACGCTCAATTAAGATTAGCTGGTTTGAATGCTAGCTTTGAAGAAATAGAACTTGACTATCTTAAGAACTGGTTGAACAAAGAGAAGGATCCATTACTTGGAACTATCATTGCTCAATTAGTTGGTTTAAGAGAAGTACCAGCTCCAGAAGGAGCAGAGGGTGCTGGAAATGAGTAAACCTATGATTAAAAAAGGAGATCAGTTTCCTTTATTCAATTACTTAGATAGGAAAGCAGGTGAATTTGTAAAAATTAATCTCAATAGTGAGATGAAAGGTAAGAAAGTTTTAATATTTGGATTACCTGGAGCATTTACACCTACTTGTTCAAGTAAACAACTACCTGGCTACGAGTCTTTACATAATAAATTTGTAGAACTCGGAGTCGATAATATCTATTGCACATCAGTAAACGATCCTTTTACAATGAATGCTTGGTTTGATAACCAAAACATTGAACATGTAAGATCATTACCAGATGGCAATGGTGACTTAGCTCAATCATTAGGAATGTTTGTATCTAAAAGAAACCTAAACTTCGGTCATAGGTCTTGGAGATATGCAATCCTTGTTGATGGAGACACTAGTACTGTAATCGAAGTATTTGCAGAACCTGAAAAAAGGGACATGGCTGATGATGACAGTTATGTTGTAAGTACACCAGAAGCAGTCTTAAAATGGCTTCAAGCGAATCCGCAGAACTAAGAAGAATCATAAGTTGGAGCGAATACCAAGAGCTAGTCTCTAGTATCGCTTCCCAACTTGGTGATTGGGAGCCAGAAGCTATTGTTGGTTTGACTAGAGGTGGTCTAGTTCCAGCAGTATCTTTTTCACATATGTATAATGCTAAATTATACTGTCTAAATATATCTCTCAGAGATGGGAAAGCAAGTTCGCAAGGTTTTGATTGGCGTAGACTACAAAAATACAGTCGTATTCTTATAGTTGATGACATTAATGACTCTGGAGCTACTTTATGGGAAGTTGCTAATCAGTGTTATGGAAGAGAAATCAGAAAGCCTAAATTTGCTACTTTACTTAGCAAAGGTTCATCAGAATTTGACAATCTTATCACTGGAGAAGTTATAAATACTACAAAGGAAAATGACTGGATAGTCTTTCCTTGGGAATAATATAGGAGAACTATATGGATATGTTAAATATCGCTAAAGATTGGCTACTTGCAAGATGGTCAGAAAGAACATCTTGGGATGGAGCAATTATCATTGGTGTATCGCTATGTGTTTTACTAGCAGCACCTATCATAGAATGGTTGGCTTGGCCAGCTTTACTTTACGGAGTATTCACTCTAGTTAAAGAGGAAATTAAGTAGTAAATATGTGGAATCTAAAGAAGTTGTTTAAGACAGGTCATTATTTAATGACTACATACGGAGAACAAGGTTTAAGCAAGGATGCGCAAGCAGACTTTAATGGTCAGCACAGGCTAGACCATATAGTCAATATGTACCGTGAATTGAATATACCTTTTGGTCCTATGATGGCTGCCTATAACAGGAAGACCAAAGCAGGACGAGATATCATTTGGGGTAGAGGAGACTTTACACCTGAAAATTTTGATAACGTAGTCGTACCAACTTTGATGGATTTCGATTATTTGAAATCTTTGGCACCTAACACGGTAGGTGCCCACTACTACAACCTAGTTAAGAACTGGGGTATAGAAGAACTATACAATCAAAGATTTAAACATGGCGAAATACAAGATGATAATTTTGCACATGAGATGAGAGTTAACTTATCAAGACATTTATTGTTAGCTCATGACATATGGCATGTAATATTCAGATATGATACATGCACAATGGGCGAAGCAATGATCCAAGAGATCACAGCTAAGCTATCAGGATTTTGGCCACCTCGTTTAGTATCATTCTTTGGTACTTGGAAAATGGCTAGGAAGTTAAAAAGTAATCTTCCATGGAAAGTTAGAAAAGAATGTATACAACTTTCAAAACAATGTTCGAGAGAACTATTTTTCCAACCTCACTTATCTTTATTAGAAAGAGATATACAAGAGGTTAGAGATACCTACAATGTTGGAGTGCCAGTTGTGTACAAACAATATGTAGAAGAATTTGGTCCACTAGGTGAAGCAAGAATGGATACATTCCATCCACAATACAAAGACACCAAGTGGGAAGAAGTAGAACCAATTAGTATTTAATTATGTTCATAAAAGATAGGAAGTGGGACTGGCCTATCCTAAAAGTGTTAAAAGGAGAGAGGCCATTTGATTTACTGTTTGTAAGGGATCTTCTTATATTTGTATTCCTTTTCAAACTAATAATCATAAACGGAGGTATTGTTATACTTAATCTATTAGGTTTTGATATAGAATATGCTCCAATATTAAGAGCAGTTGGACTTATAGAGTAATGGCATATAGTAAAAAAGTAGTACAAAGATTCGAGGATGTGTTAAACAATCCAGCAGCTCATTCCGTGGGTCGATTTGATCCTAAAGATCCAAATGTAGCAACAGGTATGACAGGTGCACCAGCATGTGGTGATGTTATGAAGCTACAACTTAAACTTGATCACGAAGAAAGAATAGTAGATGTTAAGTTTAAGACATATGGTTGTGGATCAGCAATAGCATCTTCTACTATGTTTGTAGAAATGTTAAAAGGTAAAACTATAGAAGAAGCAAAACTAGTTAAGGACAGAGATATAGCAGAGGCATTAGAACTACCTGCTATCAAATTACATTGTTCCGTTCTTGCAGAAGATAGTATTAAGAAAGCTATTGAAGATTGGGAACAAAAGACAGCATACAGAAAACATAATCAACAACCTGAGCTATATCCTGAAAACGGAATATGATAGAACTTACAGATGAGGCGATTCAGCAATTACTTTATAAACAGTCTAAAGAAGGCTGGAGAAATATACGTCTCGGTATTACGGGTGGAGGATGTGCTGGTTTCGAGTACATTTTTGATTCTGTCAATCATGATGGCGATAGCAATGATGTGTATATTGATTATGGGAAGTTTGGCGTTGTTATAGACAAAGTCTCTGTTCCATACTTAGTAGGCATGACATTAGATTATGTTAAAGAAGGATTAAATGAAGTATTCAAGTTTATTAATCCTAAAGAAGCATCTTCATGTGGTTGTGGAGTAAGTATAAACTTTGATTTAGAAAAAGTAGATGAAGATAAGATATTCGCTGTTGACTTATCTTAATAAATAATTTATAATGGAGTTATTATGAGTAAATGGGTAATATATTCAAAAAACCAATGTCCTTATTGTGATAAAGCTAAGTTCGCTTTACAACATGAGTCAGATGTAACTGTCAAAAACATTAATGACGATCCAGCATACTTTACAGAGCTAATGGAAAAGAATCCAGCAGCTAGAACTATGCCACAGATATACAAAGACGATCAACTAGTTGGTGGTTACGATAATTTAAAAGCATTATTAGAAGTATCATCTGGAAGTGATGATGTAATTGATGGTTCATTATGAAGTTAAATATAATAGGCGATCCAGAAAACACTGCTGCAGTAAATGAAATAGATAAAAATGCTATGGGTGGAACAGAGCTAATGAAATATGCTCTGTATGATAAATTACCAGAGCATGTACTATCTCAATTCCAAATTGTACCATCAAGATTCAGAGGAATAGAAAAAGGAAAGATACCTTTATATTGGGTTCATGATTTAGCTCAAGATCCAGAGATGCAACATCTCAAAGATAAAGGTTGGGAAAAGTTTAAAAATATTATATGTGTATCACATTGGCAAAGACAACAAGTACAAGACTACTTAGGTGTTCCATCAAGTAAATTAACAGTATTACAGAATGCAATAGAACCAATACCAGAACACGAAAAACCAGATCCAAAAGAATGTGTGAATATTATCTATCACACAACTCCACATAGAGGTTTAGAATTATTAGTACCAGTTATGGATTGGATTGAAGAACAAATGCCTGACATCAACTGGCATTTAGATGTTTATAGTTCATTTGGAATATATGGATGGGAAGAAAGAGATAAACCATACGAAGGTTTATTCAAAAAGATAAAAGATCATCCTAAAATGACTTATCATGGTCATGTACCAAATGAAGAAGTACATAAAGCATTACAGAAAGCTCATATCTTTGCCTTACCAAGTATATGGCCAGAGACTTCTTGTATAGCTCTTATAGAAGCTATGAGTGCTGGATGTATTTGTGTACACAGTAGTCTAGCTGCCTTGCCTGAGACAGCTGCTAATTGGACATTAATGTATGACCATACAGAAGATGGTCAAGAACATGCTAACAGACATGCACTTACTTTAGCTGACGCAATCAGATTAGCTGATAATGATAACATGAAAGAAAGATTGAATATGCAAAAGGCTTATGTTGATGGATATTATAGTTGGGAAGTAAGACAAAAGCAATGGGAAGTATTTTTAACTAGTATATTAAGTAATCATGGACAAGATTCAAAATAAAGATCAAATAATCTATAACTTAAGACAAGAAATAAGAGAACTTCAATCTAAGATATCAATTTTAGAAAAGAATGTAAGGGATGAAGTGGAACTAAGCCACTCTCTTATGAAGAAGATTGGTCAAACAACTCACGAAGCTCCAAAAACTTAAGTAAGTATTGATTTCTGTCTTTAGTGTTTTTGATAAACACTTGAGGTTCACTTTCACCATCAACTCCAATAACTGTAACAAGCTGAGGTATTTGCACCTGTGTTCTTTCTTCAAACATAAAGCTATAAGCAGCTTCCTGTACAAAGTAATTCTCACACCAGGCTTCAGGTTTCTTTTTCTTAGATGTTTTAAAGTCTATGACAGATAACACTCCATCATATTCTGCTATGCAGTCGACTTGACCAGCACTTCTTAAGAAGTCTGAATATAAGAAACCTTCAACTACTCTAATATTATCTACATGCTCAGCTAGATGACTTGACATTGCATCAAACATCTCTTTATTGCTTGGCATAATTTTAACTTCTTCCAATGTTCCAAGTATGTAATGTTCACATAACTTATGAACTGAAGTACCTCTTGCAGCAGCTACCTTTGTTATCTCATTAGCTTTCTTTTCACCTACTCTTTGTCTCCATTCAGTAATAGCCTTCTTGGTCATCTGACCGGTTATAGTCGTTACTGAGGGATAAAAAGAGCCATCTGGTGTCTCATATAGTCTCTTACCATTAACGTTCCTTCTAGGAAGTTTCTGAAGGTCTGAGAGCATAAGATTGAAGCGTTTGTCGATCATTTTGCGTGGTGCTTTTTATAAGTAGCAGATTTTTTCCATTTATCTACTGCTCTGTTAACTGCGCCCTGTTTAGCAGATGTAGCTTTACCGCCTACTTCTCTACCAAAAGGTGTTTGAGGATTTTGTTCTCCGATCTTTTGAAGGACTTCATTGAAGCCATCATCAACTTTACGGAGACCATCAACGCCACTGACGATCATTGGTGCACTCATGACCTGTTTCAGATTAGGATTAGCTTTTAAGAAGTCATCCTTTTCTGATATGCGAAGGTTTAGTTCAAACACTTCGCCGGTCTCAGTGTCTTTAAAGTCGTATAGTGGCATTACTGGTTTTCAGGTTCGTTTAAGAAGTCTGGGAATGCTTGCTTAACTGTAGCCTTACTGCAGCCTTTGATCTTACGATCTTTAACTTCAATAAGTAGTTTAGCATCATCTGGATCTAATGTCTCAAGTATTTGAACAAACATTTGTTCTCTTTTAGCTTGAGTGATATTAGCTTTACCTTCTAAAAAGACATACATTCTTCTCATTTCACTATAGAACATTCCTTGGTTATCCATGGATTTATCTAATGGTTCGTAAGGAGGATTGCCTTCTGGAAGTGCCCATTTCAATCTATTGTCATATGCTAATTCAAATAAACCTCTTAGCTCTCTACTGTCGTGCTTCTGAAGAAGAGCAACTTTAGCGCCAACTGATTTAGCTTCTTTAACATCTGCTAAGATTTCACCTAGACCAATTATTATTTCATTTACTGCCATATTAAAACTCACTTATATTTTCTATGAGGTTATTTAGTCTTCTTTTTACAAAGTAGTTAAATAAACCATCACGATTGCCTGGATCAACTGACCATTGATCTAATATCTCATCTCTGAGATAGTCAGGAGTATTTTCTAAATCAACTAGCATTTGATTTCTCTTATAGCCAGCTGCCCATTCATGATGAAACTCAGTATCAATAGAATTGTTCTGAACTACATCTATGATTTCTGCTAATCTCTTTGCGCGCATTGGCTTTTGACGACCACCACTTACAAAAGTATCATCAGCAGATAAACAATTAGGAATACCATCACCTCTATCACCCTTGATAATATGTTCAAGAAGATACATGTGTGGATCCTTATGTTTAACCATTCTCTTTCTAATTGGATCATACTGATCAACATTTACATATTGCTGTAATTGTATGAAGTCTTTATCTCCACTTAGAATTAGAATCTTTTCTCCTTCACCTAATTGTACACCAAACGTATGACATAAGACACCAATGATATCATCTGCCTCCGCTCTATGTACTCTTATATGTCTATAAGGAAAAAACTCTTTTAACTCATCTCTGATTACATTTAAGCAGTCAAAGATATTCGGCCAGTCCAATACTGACTCGTCTCTGTTTGTCTTTCTGTGTGCTTTGTAGTATGGATAATGTTCTTTTCTCCAGTTATTAGTATCATCACAACAAATAACTATCTCACCATACTCTTCAAAGAACTTTGTTCTGTATGAACGGATACCATTAAGAACCATATGTCTTAATAAATCTTCATCTACTTCTTTTGATTGGCTAGAGTGTAACTGAGCCATCAGGTTACTGATCATAACCTGATTAAGGTCAACTAATATCATAATGTATATCCATATTTAAACTTCCATTATACGCTATCGCGTATATAAAGTCAACTATTCTTTATCTTTATATAAGTCTTGCCATGTAGAAGAAAATATCTCTCCTTCTTTTGGATTCACTACTTGTTTAACTATAGCTTGAAGTGGATGTTTAGCACCACTTGCTTTCAATAATGCTGATTTTAATGATTCACAGACCATAAGAAGGTCTTGGTCTAATTCTTTATCACGTAATTTAATTCCTCTTGCTTCGATCTCTTCGAATAATTGATATGTCAGCTCAATGGATGTGTTCAGAGCAAGTTCAGCCTGATACCTTTTGATATTCTTCTGCCTTTCCTCTTCGCTAGTTGGAATGTCGCGCTTCCCATTTAATGGGAATTGAATTACTTCGCCCATAGTATTATTTATGCTACTTCTTTTTGGCTTCACGAGCTTTTCTCATTCTTTCAACAAACGCTTTCTTCTCAAGTATGCCCATAGGTTTTCTTTTTCTCTTAGTTTTAGATTTAGTTTTACCTTCAACTAAGATGTATCCATCTTTAGTATACTTAAGAGGTTTCATACCAAATGAAACTCTTTCTTCATTTTCAAGTTCAGGTGTCCACTCTGTTCTAAAGTCTGGATACCATACTCCAAATTCTCTTTTAGGTTTGCCGTTAGGATGATAAGCCATAGCTATGCATTGACGCTTAACTTTCTTTTCCATATTACCTCCAGCGAACTTACTACAATAGTCTCCTGTTCTAAGATAGCTCTCAAGTTGAGAGATATAACTTTCCCAAGTAGTTCTTCTAGCAAGTGCTCCTTTCATTCCACCAACGTGTGATCTATGTTCAGCCATTTTATGTGCTCGAGCTTCTTTAATCCATTCACGAACATTCTTAAGACTGAATTCATCATCATCTGGTAAGGCAACAACTTGAGGAGCAAATTGTTTATACGCAGGAGGATTCTTTTTATATCTTTCCTCTCTTGCTTTTGCTAATCTATCAGCTGCTGCTTGTTTTTGTTCCTGGTTCATATAAGCTCTCCAATACTTCCATTTGTCTAAAGGTACCAGTTTGATAAACTGATCCTAACTTCTTGTGATGTTTGATAGTAGAATCTACTTTAGGATAATAACATTGAGTTACTGGTGCATTTTGAAATCCTACTTTTCCTTTTATCACTCTTTTAAGATTGTTTCCTTCTCCAAGTGTATTATTACTAAACAGAGTTGGCCACAATATTCTATTTCTTCTTTGCACTCCTAAAGAATCTTTTATCTCTTGTTCTTTTTTACCATTGTCTCGAGCTAAGTAACTACTATACTCTTCTATTGCTGTCCACAGCTCAGCCATTGGTCCAGCATCTATTTGTTCTTTTACAGTAAGCCACTTCTTCATACAAAACTTTGCAAACTCTGGATGAAGCGTAACACACTCCATTGCAATTCCTGGACACCATAAATCTTTTTCGTATATATTGTCAACAAGTTGCATCATCTTTTTTGGATTTCTTACATATGCATCATGTTCTAATATAATTACTTGCTCACCAGTATCGGCAATATGTTTCCACCAATG